ATGCTAGGCGCGGGGGATTCGTGGGCCTTTTCTGGTTTGGATGGATTCCCGGCGCGTCGAATCAATTGGAGTATCTGATGATGCTTACCCCATACCCAACCGACTTCCCAACCTATGCCTTGGGCCTGCTTGTGGATCGCGTCAAGGGCGGCGACATTCCCGCGCCGGTGCTGGTCCATGCGTGCTGGAATGTGGCAGGTTATGCCCTAGCGCAAACCCTCGGCGGTGGGCCCCTGATTACAGCCGACCCGGTGGCCGACAACCTGCAAACCGCCGGCGACCTGGCGGTGCTTGAGGCGGCTATCGAACAAGAGCCGACTTGCGCGCAAGCGGTGCAAGGCCTGTTCCCGTGGTCATTGGTTTTGAGCATCGCCCTTCGGATCTTGTCAAAACAGCTGGGGCTCTGATTATGAAATTTGCAGCCATTAACGCAAGCGCAAGCGGTAGCAACGCAATTGTTGCAGCCGTTACGGGCAAGCGAATCCGGGTGGTTTCCTATGTGATTGTTGCAGCCGGTGCCGTCACGGTAACTTGGCAATCGGCATCAACTGCACTATCGGGCCCGATGAGCCTTGCCAGTTCCGGCGGCGCCTCGGCATCGGTGGGAATTCTTGCACCCGGCGGCGCGTATGGTCTATTTCAGACGGAAGCCGGCGAAGCGCTGAACCTTAGCCTCGGCGGCGCGGTAAACGTTGCCGGGCACCTTTGCTATATTGAAGTCAACGTATAACGGAGCGGAACTATGGCAGACATTCCAGCAACGGTTCCGGTAACAGTACCGGCAACACCGGCGCAAACCTTCCCGCTTTGGGTTGTCGAGTCGTTGGTTTTTAGTGGTAACGGAATAGAGCAACCGTTGACCGCGGAAGCATGGTTTAGAATCGCGCGGCGTAACGCGGCAAGTTCAACCGGTTGGGACTTGGGAGATGAACGGCGCAATTACCACATAGCAGACGTTTGGGCCCTTGCCGGTACTGATTCTGACGTAGCGTCAACCATGACGGATATCATCGCAACGCTTACCAGATTAGCTACAAACGCCGGTGTATTATGAGTCTACCATTATTGGGAGTCGGGCCTTCAGCGCCAGTACCATCAGGCCCAACCGATGGCCTGCTCTGGCAGGATGCGTCAGACTTTCTGTTATTCAACGGCTCGACAGATTACATTATCTGGCAATGAGGTAGACCATGCCCAGCAAAAGAATCGATGAACTAGATGCAAGAACGGTAGCAGATACTGACCTGCTACCTGTCACACCATCAGGTGGACCCAGTGGTAAAGCCACTGTTGCTGCAATAGTGGCAGAGGGGCTGTCTCAGCCTAACAGCGCATCGGCGGGTGCCGGGGCAAACCTATCGATCATTGCAGCGGATGGTATTACAAGCGGAGCAGGTGGCAATATCATTTTGGAGCCGGGGGCGCAGGCTACGACTGGTGGGAATGGTGTGGTGCTTGTTAGGCAATCTGGCGGATCACAGACGTTAAGTTTTTCGCATGATGGCACTAATGCATCTATTACAAATTCTAAAGGTTGGATTTATTTTAAACGACTAGCCGGAACAAATATGGCTTTAATTGAAGATAACGGCAATAACAATTCAGTTTTTAAAAGTGATAGATTTATTACATTCTCTGCATCAATATCAATAAATAGTGCTAGTATTTCGATTGGCAGCAACTCTCCTATAGGATTTACTGCGGGGCCAGAATATAATCCTAAAGATATTGAAATAATAAGGAAAACTGTTGGAGTTCTTGGAATAACCAATGGATCTACTAGCGGCGGATCATTAGCCTACGCATCCTCGACACCAGCAGCGATTGTAGCTAACCAAAATAACTACGTACTCACCGGCTCCGCATTCCAGCGGCTGAACTGCACCACAGCATCAGACATTACTGGCATCGCTCCCCCGACTGGCGGGGCACATGTTGATGGGCGCATGATCAGGCTCGTGAATGTGGGCACTGCAACGGTGACGCTTAAACACAATAGCACAAGCAGCACGGCGGCTAACAGAATGTTTGTGAGCAGCGGAGCGGACAAGGCCTTGGCAGTCAATGGTTGGGCCGATCTGGTTTACGACTCAACGGACAACGGATCGGGTGCAGCTGGTTGGAGGGTGATTTGATGGCATGGATTCTATTGGCGGCGCTTGTAATGGCGCCAGCACAGAGCGCGCAAGCTTCCGCTCAGGCTTCAGCGCAAGCGGGGCGCATGGCTCACAGGGGCGGCAGTTACCGCTATGAAGGCGTGGGGTTTTCAGCGGCAAGCGCTGGGCAAGCTATCCGCAACTGTTGCTATTACGGGCAACGGGTGCCCATTGAAATCGGCGTGGCGCGTGGGCGGAACGGCTGGTATGCGTGCGTGAGGTACCGATGATTGCTATCGTCTGGTTTATCCTGGCGGCGCCACCGTGCCCAACATGACCCGGGGCGCCTTCACCGGTGCGGCGGTACGTTGCGCCAGTAAGGAAGCCGATTACAAGGCCAACACCAAGGCCCGGGCCCACCAAGCCCCCGCCGATCACCTGGCGGGTGCGACATGATTGACGGCTTGTTCACCAGCACCATGCGAATGATCTTCGGCGCCCCCCGGGCCTCGGGGTGGAGTGCCCTTCGCAACCGGACCCTAAAGGGCGCCGATTGCCTAGCATGCGGCACGGATCGAGACCTTGAAGCCCACCATCTGGTACCGGTGCACGTTGCACCCGAACTAGAATTGGAACCTTCCAATCTGGTGCCGCTTTGCCGAGATTGTCACTTCACGTTTGGGCATCTCAAGAGCTGGACCAGCTACAACGAACACGTGATTCAGGACGCCGGGAACTACCGCCGGCGCCTTGAATGTAGGCCTTGAAACGTTGTTTGGCTCGCCCAAACAAGAAACCCTACCCCGTGGAAATCGTAAACTAACATACGCAAACCATTACAACGCAAGGCCTTAAGGTTGTTTGGCATATGCAAACAACCTAAACTAACAAGGGGCGCCGATGATCAAAGGAACCGCGGTTACTTTGGCGCCGCCGGAGCGGGAATTGGCCCGAGCCATGGCAGCACGGCGCGCCGAATGGAGGGCGCGTCAACAGGTCCCGGGGTGGGCTATCGGCGACGGAAGCCGGGCCGGGGCGTGGCAGGATCAAGACCTCTTGGCGAGCTGCTCGGAGCTGGCGTTCTGCAAGCTTTTGAACATATACCCGGCTGGAATTCAGGAAGGCGCCGGCGTGGCGCTTGAAATAGATTGCAGGCTTTCCAATGGCGAAGGGGTGGACATTAAATCGACCCGCTACCCCACCGGAAGCCTGCGGGTGTCGATGCGGAAATACAGGCCCGCGGCGGAACGTACTTGGTACGTATTGATGACAGGAACCGGGCCGGAATCCGAATGGGTCTTCCGCGGCGCCATGAGGCCCGCGGACCTAATCACCCCGGAGCGCCTGACCTCATTCGGCGGTGTCGATCACCAATACATTGCCGACCAATCTATCCTAATTGACCTACCATAAGTCACTTGTTTGAACAGCCCCTATGGTGTGAATAGGGGCTTCCAAACAACCAAACAAGAAACCATAAGCCCAAGCCGATTAAGACTTTAACCCGTCATCTTTACCCAAACAAACACCGGGCCTTGTTTGGCTATCCCAAACAAGCCACCAAGACTTGATGACGGCACAAACGGCACCGGTGAGCGTGGTATTGTTTGCCTTGGCCAAACCTTGGAGCGCCTGTTTCAACTCCGGCGGCACCCATACGGTGAGCTGGGTTCCGCGGCGCCGGCGGTGAGTGGTATCCTGCGGGAGCCGGGGCTCCTTCCGCGTGCGGGCAATCCCCTCGGCAGTGCCAAGGCACCAGACATGCTTCCGGGCACTCATGCGGATGGGCGGCAGGATAGCACCGCGGCGAACCAGTCCCCAAACCGATTGAGTGGTTATGCCGAGCATCGCGGCAAGCTCCCTGGCGCTGACGACTTCAACCAAGCCTTCTAAAGCATTCATCGAAAAATTCTCCGGTAGTGAAAAATTTATTGTATCACGCCTTGACAGTGTCGCAACACCGACTAGAATTTAAGCATGGAACCGAAGGACGGGACCAAGACAGCGAATACGGAGAACGGGACAATGGCAACTTTGAATCAAATCGAATCGACAACCTTCGCTCAAATCGGCGGCGTGCGCGCCATGGTAATGATTGGCGGAACGGTTCAAATCGGGCACGGCAAACCAAAGCAGCTTTGGTTCAAGTTCAAAGCCCGCGGCTTGAACGGCATCAATTCGGTAAAAATCATCTTGGATGCCGACGACACCTACACCATGATTTTCTCACGAATGACCATCAAAGGCGAAAACGTGAAAATCGATTTGTCTGGTGTTTATGCCGACCAGTTGGTTGAAATCATCGAGCGCAACACGGGCCTTTACCTTAGCCTCTAAGAAAAACTTCCGGGCCCGGAAAAATTCTTCCGGGCCCTCTTGACAGTGTCGCAACATGGATTAGAATACAGGCATGACAGCGAAGGACGCAGTCAGAACCACAACACGGAGAACGGACCATGAGCCAGACCTACTTCAACTTTGTAAACACCGACTACAACGGAAACGTTGACCACCGCTCCGACGATCAGCAGTTCATGAAGTTCACGGGCTTCATTGATCAGAGCACCGAAGTCGATGAAATGCCCCAAGCCAACAGCCAACGGTACGTTGCAATCACCGAAGCCCAAGACATGGGCGATGATGATGAAAGCCTGTTTTGGTCGGTGGGCATCATGATTGATGGGGAATGGGCCAGCAAGGTTTACGACTGCCGGAGCGAGGCTTCAGCCCAACGCCTGGCGGAGAAAATCGCCAAGGACCAAGGCCTGACAATTGAGACCTACTAAGAAAACTTTTCGGGGTTCCGGAAAAATCTTCCGGAACCTCTTGACATGGTCGCGACGCTGATTAGAATACAGGCATGGAACCGAGGGACGGTTTCAAGGAAACGCAAGCGGGAGACGGGACCATGAACACCAAGCGAGCAGCAGCCGGCGGCGAATTCGGAGCTAACGGCGAATGGTATGAAGGCGGCAAGTTTATCAACACCGTACCAGAAAACAGCAAGCGCAACGGCAGCACCAAGCGCGGCCAAGGCAAACAAGAGATCGCACCATACGTTTGGGAAGTGGCCCCAGAAGAAGGCATGATCAGCCTTTACCGCCAGTTTGCTGGAGTGTTTGGCATTGTGATTGACGGCGTAGCGGTTGTAAGGTGCAGCCAACACACGATGAATTACTACGGCAAGACCATCGACCAGATAAACGATATGCTTACCCGGTGGAACGCTGGGGAGCGCTGGTTCAAACGATAACCCACTGATGAGCCCCGGGGCGCCGGGGCGAAACCCTTCGGGGTCTGGGTCGCACAGGATAAGGAATAACACGGAGAACGGAAAATGAATCGCCTTACCTTTCAACTTGGCTACAGCGTATTGGCAAACGGTTTCAACGGCACGCGCCGGGTGGACGCCGAAAACATCGAACAGGCCATTGAGATCTTCTATCAAACGTGGGAGCGCGACGGCAGTTCCCGAGAAGAGCTTGGCGACGTTTGGGATTTACACCAGTGCATGACTAGGGAATGATTGGCAGGCCTTCCCGCCACCCCCACCCGGTAGATACCGCGCGGGGAAACCGGGCAGGCCTGGCGCGGGGTGCGTGGCCCCGAGGGTTCTTTGTCACAGGCCTGCCCACTTATTTCAGGAGATGGAAAGCCAATGGAAGAAGAATTTACGATGCGTCTGCTTGCTCTATCGTATGCGGCAACGCGCCTTGTTGATGATCTTGCCAATCTTGACGAGGACCAGCTTTACAAGCGCCTATGGAAGGTTGGCGAATTAGCCAACGGCATCACCCATTCAGGACTGGAATGCGTCAAAGCACGGAGGCCACACCGTGAAAGCGCCTGACCTTGACCCGCGGGAAGTGCAGCCAGCGGTTGAAGCCCTGGCGGAAGCCGAAGCCAAGGCCAAGGCGGAAGCCGAGGCAGTCAAACCCGTGGTATACCGTCCATGGGTGCCGAAGGGGCGCCCACCCATTCGGTGGGGCTTGGCGCTCCTGGCGCTTGTTGCCGGGTGCAGGCACGCGGAAACGGTTACCATCACAATCAATCAAGGGCCGGTAGCGGCCCACATAACCATGGAGGTGAGTCGATGACGTATGGACCAAGTTTTGGCGGTTTGTATTTGAACCGCAAGGTTGGAGAAGAGCTTGTGATCGGCGAAGGGGAGAATGAATGTGTGATATGTGTGGAGGCGGCGGCGGGTGGCAGGGTGAGCCTGCGAATTACCGCCGGGCCCAACGTAAGGATTGATCGTTCAGAAATACGAAAGGAGAGGAACAATGACAACAGCAAGTGAATTGGTACCGATGGAAAGCACCGCGGAACGATGGGAAACCGCGGTGGTCGATGGCAACCTTGAGCGCCTGCAACCGGCGGAGCGTCTCGAGTTGGTACGCCGAATCTGCGAAGCCACCGGCTTGACCTTGGAAAGCCAACCGTTCCAGTACCTCCGGCTTTCCGGCAAGCTTGTTTTGTACGCGCGCCGTGATGCAACCGACCAGCTAAGGCGCGTCCACCGAGTATCGGTGGCAATCGTCAGCCGCGAAACCACCGACGGCGTGCACGTAGTGACGGCACGCGCCACCATGCCCGATGGGCGCACCGACGAAAGCACCGGCGCGGTACCGGTGAAAGGCCTTCAAGGGGACGCAATAGCCAACGCGCTTATGAAGGCGGAAACCAAGGCGAAGCGTCGCGTGACGCTTTCAATATGCGGCCTTGGGATGCTTGACGAAAGCGAAGTCGAAAGCATTCCCGGGGCGGCGGTGGAACCTTTGGCACTACCTGCACCAGTTCAGGCAGCACCGACAGCGCCGGCGGAACGGAAAGCCGGGGTAAAGGCACTGGCAGAAATGGCGCGCCTTGGAAGGGAAGCCGGAGTCGATGCGGCCTTCTGGCTCGGAATTAAGGAACACTACAACGTGAAGCAATCCGCGGACCTTACCGCGGTGCAGGCGGCAAACGTTATTGCCGACCTGCAAATGATGATCGAGGAACGGGAAGCAATTCAAGGAGAAGGAAAATGAGTCTTGATCAGTTCGACCATGCGTTTAACCCGGCAAATAACAACAGGCCCGCGGGCCTGGAAGCGCTTGAGGATGGCCCGTACCAGCTTGAAATAGTCCACGCCGAACTTGTCCAGCTGGACAAAACCGGGGAGACTATTCTTCGGTGGCGGTACCGAGTAACAGCCGGGCCATTTGCCGGCACGGTATGCGAAGCGGCGACCTTCTTTAGAACGCCACTAAGCGCAAACCTTTTGGGCGCCGACCTTGCAATTCTTGGCTACCCAGTCCATGAATGGACGGTAGCAGCCGGCAAGCCTTTCTCCCGCATGCTTCGGGAGACGGTGCCGAGCCTGGCAGGCAAGGCCTTCCGGTGCAACAAGACCTCGGGCTTGAGCCAGGCGGGCAAGCCTTGGCACAATATCCGAATTGTAAGCGTGGCGCCTTCCATGCCCCAGCCGGTGGAACCGTCATTCGATAAGGACGATATGCCCTTTTGAACCTAGATTGACCAGCAACGCGCCGGCGCCTTCGGGTGCCGGCGCCCCCTACGGAGAGGAAGAACATGACGGAGCAAGAGCGAGTATTGGAATGCCTCAGGTATTTTACCGAACCCGGAGACATCATTGAGATTCGGGCTTTTCTTCCCGCCGGCGCGGTATGCGGGTGGTATCGGCACGAAGACCTTGACGCAGCAGCCCGGGCCGTGGCAGACCTTGAGCGAAGCCAAGCAACCGGCATATACTTCACGCCCAACCCGGTGGCGCCTAGATTGGCGGCGCGGCGCCTTGGGCAGATTGGCCCGGCGACAGTCTGCACGCGAGACGCCGACATCCTACGGCGGCGCTGGCTGCTGATTGACATCGACCCCACCCGCCCTTCCGGCAGCAACGCAAGCGAGGCGGAGCGCGCGGCGGCGTGGCAGGTGGCTTCACACGTTCAAGCAATCATGGGCGCCGCCGGGCTAGTGGCGCCGGTTATTGGCAGCTCCGGCAACGGGTGGCATTTGTGCTACCCGATAGACTGGCCCAACGATGACGACAGCCGGACCCGGCACAAGATGATCCTGGCGGAATTGGCGAAGCGGTGCGACACAGCCGAAGCGGCGGTAGATACCGTCACCTACAACGCGGCCCGGATCTGGAAGCTATACGGCACCCGAGCACGGAAGGGGCCCGATACCGGCGACAGGCCCCAACGAATCGCATTCGTGGCAAGCGCCCCCGCGGCGGTATTGGACGAAGCCACCCGCGAGACCAACAACCGAGCCATTGAGGTGGGGCTTGTCGGCGCGTGGGCTCGGCAATCCGCGGCCCTGCAAACCTTGGAGCGCCAGCGCACCGAACCGGACACCGTGGCACGGGCCCGGGCATATCTGGCGAAGATCCCGGGAGCGGTTAGCGGAAGCGGTGGCCATGGGCAGACCTATCATGCGGCAATGGAGCTAGTGGAAGGATTCGGGCTGGATCAGGAGACAGCGCTAGCCTTGCTCCGAGAATGGAATCAGACTTGCGCGCCACCGTGGACAGAACCGGAACTGGCGCACAAGATTAGCAGCGCGGCGAAGAACGCCAGAGACACGGGCCGGCTACTTGGCGCCGGCAGGCAAGCGCAACCCGCGGGAAGGCCTGCACCAAGGCCCGCGGCACCGTACCTCGGGCCGGAGTCAGTGCCGGAGGATATACCGCCGGAAGGCGACCCAGACGCAACCGCGGCAGACTTGATAGCGTTGCAGGCCACCATCACTTGGACTTGGCCCGGGTGGATTCAACGCGGCACCCTCACCTGTTTGGCTTCCGATCCCGGCATAGGTAAAACTCGCCTATGTGCCGATATTGCGCGGCGCCTATGGTTAGGTTTGCCTTGGCCCGACGGCACGCCGGCAACGCACCCGGTGGGCTCTCGCGTCATGTGGATTGCAGCCGATTCACAGTGGGCCGAGCTGGGGACCATACCGGGGGAATTCGGATTCGCGCCCGAGGCCATTGTGCTTAATGGGAACCGTTCCAATCCATACGCCGGCACCAATTTGGACAGCATTGAAGACCTGGCAGCATTGGAGCGCCGAATCCGGAGGGTGCAACCGGTGGTGGTGTTTGTGGACACATGCGGCAACGCAACCGACAGGAACCAAGGGCGCCCCGAGGAAGCCAAGGCCTTCTTCAAGCCCTTGGCGGAGATCGCCACCCGGTGCAACGTTTCAATCGTGCTGGTCACTCATTTAAACCGTGGTGGGCAGGTACTGGGGAATAGAATCGTGGGCGCGGTGCGGCAGGTCATTAACCTTGACGCACCCGACGCAACAGCCGAGAATCGGCGCCGGCTGCAAGTCTCGAAAACCAACAGCAAGAAACCGCCGGCGCTTGGGGTGACGATGGGCGGCGCTGGCAACGAATACGATTTGGACCCGCCCCGAGGCGCCGACGATACCGGCGGCGAACCGGGCAGGCCCGCGGCGAACCTGGGAGGCGACATGGATTGGTTACGGGAGGCCTTGGCATTGGGCCCGAAGCGAGTCTCTCACCTGCGGAACGATGCCCAAGCTATTGGGATTGGTTCCAGTCGCCTATACAAGGCCAAGGACGGCACCCAGGTGGAGCAATTTGAACGCGACGGCAAGCAGTGGTGGAGGCTACCAGAATGATTGAACGAAGCCCGCCCACACCGGTGGCCATGTTATTGGCGTGGGCGTTTTTCTGCGTGCTGGTTTGTTTTGTGTTTGGCTTGGGCGGTTTGTTTTTGTTGGCTATTTATGGAGTGTTTGAATAGTGGCAAGCTACACCATCTCAGACTTTGCGGGCGCCAAGCTTGCAATCAGGATGTATCAGGAAGTCTTGAAGGAAGTCGCGGAGGCCTTGCGCGAAAACACCAAGGCGGAAATCTGCGGCGAGGAATACCACCCCGAGTGGGTGCGGGATTTGTTGTGGAAAATTGAAGCGGTGGGAGGGTGAACCGTGGAACGGATCATGGCGCGAGACCTGGCGGTGATGTGCGGAATGCACGTTTCAAACGTGACCCACCTTCTAAACCGCGGCATCATATCACCGCCCACCGGCATGATACGAAACCGCCGGCATCGGTACTGGACGCCGACAGCGGCGGCGGCCAATGTGGTGGCGGTTGAAGCTTATAGGAAGTCAAAGATCCTACCGCCGGCGGCGCCGGAAGTGCGGGAATTCTACGACAATAACCTACCGCTGGTTTATAAGGCAGCGCGCCGATGGGTGCCGACGGGCATTGACGTTGAGGACTGGCAGCAGGAATGCGCGCTAAATGTGCTCAGGAACCTGCACAGCTTCGATGGAACCAAGGGCGCCTTCAGTACCTGGTGCTACCGGGTTTGCTGGTCGATAGCGGTTGAATATGTGCGCATGGAGCGCATCCGAAAATCCCTGGCGGCGCAATCCCTGCACACCCGCGGCACCGATGGCGAATCCTACACCATCGACATCGAGGACCGCCGGCAGCCGGACCCGGCAAGGGCAGCGGCCCACCTGGTGGACGATGTGCGGCAAGGCCTGCGAAACCTTCCAACGCGCTCACAGGAAGTCGTAGCGGCAATAATAGACGAAGAACCAGAGCGAGCCATCGGAAGGCGAATCGGTATTACCCGGCAACGGGTGGACCAGATCTGGAAACAGAGCAAGCGGAAACTTGCTAGCGTGATGGGAGCTATGGGGTACGATGGAGGCGAGGAATGACAGATTTGCCGGAAAGATTTGTTAAGGCAGGCTTGGAAGCCCTAGCGGCGCAATATGAAATAATGGCCAATGAAATCGAAGAGCTTCGCCATTATTTGAGGTTTGTACGAACCAATGGGCTTAAGCATCTTGAAGCTAATCAAATTGTAGAAGTCTTTGGCGAAACTTCGCGAAGGCTTGCAGAAGCCATAAGTTCAGACAAAAAAAGGCCTTTACCGCGCGGGGGTTCTTATGACTGATCTACCGCCGGAAGTGATGGCCGCGGCGCTTGAAGCCCTGGCCTACCAGTGGGCGGAAGCGGTGGCGGAAGTGGAACGGTTGAAGGAAGAAATAAAGCGCCTGAAGGCCCACCAAGGCCCGGACCTAATCGACGAATAGGGGCGGCACCATGATTGACCTTCCCGAGCTGATTGACGCCTCCACCGGCACAATAAACACTTGTGACGACATCGCAAGGCAAGCGAAGGCACTAGACGACGGGGTGCCCCTGACCATTGGACAAGCTCAGCTAATACTTCAAGACCTTGCCAATCTCCGCTACCGGTTCGCGGTGGACAGGGTACAGCATCAAGTCATGGAAATCTTAAGCCGATCATGGGAGGGCGCCGACGAAGCCGTGGCGGATTTGTTGGCGGCGCGGAAGCTTCTACGGTGGGTTTGCAGAGAACACCAAGACATGAGAGAATAGCGATGCCCGCACCCGGGCCAGATCAAACACCGCTAGCCAAGGTTGTATTCAACCTTGAGCCCCCACCCTCCATTAACCACATTTGGCAACGTGGTTCCCGCGGCAAGGTCTTCCGAAGCCGTAACTACCTCACCTGGCTTCGCATCTCGCACCTAATGATCGGCAGGCCGGGAGCCTTCTCGGGCCCGGTGGCGGTGCGGTTATGGATGATTGGCGGCAAGGGATGGCGCAAGGGGCGCGACATCGACAACGTGCTAAAACCGATTTTAGACTTCCTAGTTCACGCCGGACTTATTCCCGATGACAACTACGACATTGTTCGACGTATCACCATCACCTACAGCGACCCGCCCAAGGCCAGGGACAAGGCCTTCCTACGGGTGCGCATCCATGGCATTAAGGGGCCCGCGGATGCAACCCAACCATAATCAAACAATCCTAATTCGGGTGCTGGTGGAGCGCATTGAGGAAGCCAGCGGCGCCATTAGCATGGAAGTCGAAGCATGGGAAACGTTTGTCCGAATGGTGTTGCCGGAGTTTTTCGGAGACAGGCCCGAGGATACAAAACAGACAGACACGGCACCGGGCAGTGCCGAGAAAATTGATAAGATGGCCCAACGGGTGGCTAAGGGAATGAACCCGTTCAACGAACACGATACCATCCTGCACCATCGGCACACCGCGGGCAGGGGGCTTGACTACCGGCTTTCCGAGGAACTAGGCGATGAAGATCAGGGACAGGATTAAAGAGCTTCGACGGGTGCCGGCTTGTGACCTAATACCCAACCCAAGGAACTGGCGCACCCATGGGAAGGCCCAAGCCGAAGCGCTTCAAGGCCTTCTCGCCGAGGTAGGGTTTGCGGGTGCGGTACTGGCCCGGGAGACGCCGGAAGGCCTGATGTTGATCGACGGGCATCTACGTAGCGAAACCGCCGGCGCCGGCATAATACCGGTGCTTGTGCTTGATGTGACAGAATCCGAAGCCGACAAGATACTCGCAACCTACGACCCTATCGGCGCCATGGCGGACAGTGACGCGGCGAAGCTCGACAGTTTGTTGAGGGATGTACAGACGGGGAACCAGGCCTTGGCGACGATGCTAGCGGAACTGGCGGAAGCCGCGGGTGTGATACCCAAGGAAGAAAACGATCCGATAGGCGAAGACGAGGTGCCGGAACCGCCGGTTGACCCGATTACGAAGCCGGGGGACCTCTGGGTGCTTGGAGAGCATCGGGTGCTGTGCGGGGACTCAACGAAGGCGGAAGACGTAGCGCGCCTCATGAATAAAGCTAAGGCGGATTTGCTTTTAACTGACCCGCCTTATGGTATTGATTATGCCCGCGCCGGGGGCCGTTCTGAAAAACATGGATGGTCAAAGCTTGAAAAAACAAACCCGATATATAAATGGGATAAAGATAGGCCATCAAAGGAAACAATACGGGCCGCGGTTTCAATTGCTCGCGAGTCAATCATATGGGGCGGAAATTATTTTGCAGACTATTTGCCACCTAGCATGGGATGGCTTGTTTGGGATAAAGGGCAGCGGGACTTTTCCTTGGCGGATTGTGAACTTGCTTGGAGATCGGAAAAAAAAGCCGCGCGGGTACTTACCCTTTCTAGGGCAAAGGCGCTACAGGATGGCAAAGAGCACCCCACGCAAAAGCCAGTAGCTTTAATGGCGTGGTGTATAAATCAAGCAGATGACCCAAAACAGATTTACGACCCGTTTTTAGGCTCAGGCACCACCCTAATAGCGGCGGAGCAATTGAACCGCAAATGCTACGGCATGGAAATCAGCCCAGCCTATTGCGATGTTATAATCAAGCGGTGGGAGACGCTGACAGGGAAAAAGGCAGTCTTGGGTAAGTAAGCATTATAGGGGGAGTGGGTTGTAGTAAGTTGGGAAAGTTGGCTATTATGAGTGCTAGGCTTAAACAATCAGAAGTGTTTACCGCCTTGACAGCGTGCACCGGAAACGTGGCCGCGGCAGCGGTTCGCCTTGGGTGCTCACGGCATGGGCTTAACTTGTTTCTTGAACGCCACCCGCGGTTGTTGCAGCTATGCAAAGACTTCCGCGAAAGCATGGTTGACCACGCGGAAAGCCAGTTTAACCGAGCCATCTTGAACGGCGCCCCGTGGGCGGTGGCCATGGCGCTTAAGACCATCGGCAAGCGCCGCGGGTATGTTGAACGGCAGGAAGTCGAGCAAGAGACCCGGGTGACCTTGGCCCAACCCGCGGAGGAACTAACCGATGAGCAGCTCGCCAGGATCGCAGCCCGCGCCGGTAGCGCCACCGGCAGCGGCGGCGGAGCTTCTACGCCGGAGGCAGGCCCGGCGGGACCTGGTTGAATTCGCGCGGTACACTATGCCGGAATATCAGCCGGCATGGTATCACCACCTCATTGGAGAGCGGATTGCCGGCATGATCACCGGCGGCGCCCGGCGCCTTATCGTGAGCTTGCCACCGCGGCACGGGAAGTCGGAGTTGATCAGCCGGCGCCTTCCCGCCTTCCTTCTCGGGATCAATCCCGATGCTTCCATCATCGCGGCGAGCTACAGCGCGGACCTTGCAAGCCGGAACAACCGAGACGTTCAGCGCGTGATGGACACGCCGGCATATCAACGCCTGTTTCCCGAGACCCGACTAAACGACGGCGGCAACCGAACCGTATCAGGAAGCTGGCTCCGGAATTCTGACCTATTTGAAATCGTGGGCCGGCGAGGCGTATACCGAAGCGCCGGCGTGGGCGGCGGTATCACCGGCATGGGTGGAAGCTGGCTTATTGTCGATGACCCGGTGAAGAACCGCGAGGAAGCCGACAGCGCTTCTTATCGACAGAGTACGTGGGACTGGTACACGAGCACGCTATCGACCCGGCAGGAAGCCGATGCCCGAATCCTGGTAGTCATGACCCGGTGGCACACCGAGGACTTGGCCGGCAAGCTGCTAGCCTTGGCGCAAGCGGAAGCCGGCGCCGACCAGTGGGACCTAATCAACCTTCCGGCTATCGCGCCGGCGGAACCGGCACCGTATGACCTGCGGACCCATGGGCAGGCTCTTTGGCCGGAACGGTTTGACCTTCCAGACCTTGAACGCATGAAGGCCTCCATCGGTGACTACCAGTGGAGCGCCCTTTACCAACAGCAACCGCGGAGCGGCGGCGGCACCGAGTGGCCCGAGGATTACTTCGGCAAGGGGATCTGGTTTGACGATTGGCCCAACACGATCACGGCGCGCACCATAGCGGTGGACCCGTCCAAGGGAAGGGACGGCAGGCAGGGCGACTATTCAGCAATCGTGATGCTTGGGCGGGATCGCGACGGCACCCTATACGTGGAAGCAGACTTGGCGCGCCGGACTTCCGAAGCAATCATCGACGCCACCCTAGAACACCAGCGAACCTTCCAAGCCACCGCGGTGGTGGTGGAAGCGAACCAGTTCCAAGAGTTGCTAGCGGTGCAGCTATCGGAACGGGCCCGAGCCGCGGGCATGCCGATACCGGTAGTGCCCCTTCACAACAGCGTAAACAAGCTTGTCAGAATCCGGCGCCTTGGCCCCTACCTCGGGCAAGGGACCATACGCTTCAAGTCGGCAAGCCCCGGCACGAAGCTTCTGGTGGACCAACTGCGAGACTTCCCCACCGCAGACCATGACGACGGGCCCGATAGTCTAGAGATGGCGCTTCGTGTTATGATCGAACAATTCAACGGCAGGCAATCGGCGGCGCCGGTGCGGAGGTTACGCGCATGACACTATGGGAACGCATCACCGGCAAGCAGCCACAACCCGCGGCGCCAAGCCCCCGCCAGGTTCGCGAAAACCTTGAGGAAGAGTTAAAGATCAGCCGGCTAAAACGCGCCAAGACGTTACAGGAAAGCTACGCCGGCTCCGATTATTGGCTCACCGCGTATTCGGACATCCTGGCCCGGTATCGCGACGGTGGAATGCTTTCCTACCCGATTAGCCAACCCACCGACAGGCGGTATGGTTCCAACTTTCCGTTCTGGTACAGCGAACAACAGCTCAGCCTGATTCGGGCCCAAGCCCGAATGTTGACCACGATGAACCCCAACGCGCAAGGCCTGCTGAACGGATTAACAAGCTATGTCATCGGCACCGGCTACACCTATAAGGCACAGCCACGGAAGGGTGTCGATATCGACCAAGCCACCATGGATCGGGTGCAGCGCATCATCGACGAATTCTGCGAGCGGAACGCGTGGTCGGAAATGGAGCAAGAAATCTTCCAGCGAAGCCGCGAGGACGGCGAAGCCTTCATCCGGATGTTCTACCAAGAAAACGGCAAGCTTAACATTCGCACCATCGAGCCGGAGCAGATATTCCAACCGCCGGGGCATGAGCTAGCAGATTGGGCCTACGGAATCAAAACAGACCTAGACGACGTATTCAATGTGCGCGCCTATTATGTGCACTACCTGGCGCCGGGTGGCAAGGAAGATGCCCGCGACGGCATTGGTGAAGAGGTGCCTAGCGAAGACGTGGTTCATATCAAGTGCAACGTAAAAAGAGCCATCAAGCGCGGGCTATCGGACTTCAGCTACGAAACCCTTGACGCCTTCATGGTGGCGGCGAAATTGCGCCAGAACCTTGGCGAAGGCGCCGCGGTGCAAGCGGCCATCGCGGGCATTCGCCAACACGACAACAATACCGTGGGACAGGTGGAGACCTTCAACGCCGGCATGACAGACTACAGCACATTCTCCCCGGTGACGCAGAAGGAGACCGATTACCAAACATTGCAGAGCGGTTCATTCTTGGACATCCCGAAGGGCATGAACTACGTACAGCCACCCGGGGCGGCGAATTCAACCGCGCACCTCGAGATATTCCAAAGCTTGTTACGTTCAGCCGGCAACCGTCACAACGCGCCGGAATGGCTTGTCAGCGCAGACGCAAGCAACAACAATTATTCAAGCAGCCTTACCGCGGAGAGCCCGTTCCTAAGGAATTGCCTTCGCCTGCAAAGCTTTTACAAGCGGCCCTTCCTTCGAGTCATCACTGCGGCCATTAAAAACGCGGCCATGGCGGGGCGCCTTCCCGGCAACATCTGCGAACTGATTGACCTTAGCGCAACACCGCCGAGCCTTGAAACCCGCGACAAGAACGCAGAAGCAGCGGCGAACCAGATCTACGCCACCATGGGGGTAAAGTCGGTGCCGACCATTGCCCACGAACTAGGCTTGGATTGGGAAACCGAGCTTGCCAACCAACAGGAATACCAGCAGGAATCGGGAGCAGCCGGCGCCTTGCCGACGGACCCGGCAAGCCTCGGGCCTGATGACGAGCAAGGCGTGACGGAAGCCGCCGGCGGCAAATACGACCACATAGATTTTACCCCGCCACAGGGTGCACGGGAGGCAGCCAAGCGAGCCTTGGAAGTGCGCCAAGAAAAGCCAGCCAGCCAAAGGGGCATGACGCCGGTAGGCATCGCCAGAGCGCGGGACCTGAGCAACGGCGCCAAGCTTTCACCGGAGACAGTCCGGCGGATGAAAGCATATTTTGATCGCCATGAGTCCGACAAATCAGGCGAGACTTGGGACGAACAAGGCAAGGGCTGGCAGGCGTGGATGGGGTGGGGAGGTGACCCCGGCTATGCTTGGGCGCGGAAAGTGGTTAAGCAGCTTGAAGCCGCGGATGGAGCAACCGAAGGACAGCGCCCCCGGTGGCAGGTTTAACCAGTGGGCAGCGTATTCAATAGTCGCATGGCGGCACGGGTGGGCGTCAATCAGGCGCGCACCCTGGCGCATGCCGATGAAGTGGCCGATGCAATTGACGCCAAAGTGGTGAAGCTATGGAAGCGTGCCCTTCGCCTGATCGCATTGAAGCCCCTTCCGGTGGATGCGCGCACCCAGCTGGGGGCGATCCTGCGCGAGATTCAAACGCTCACCGTTAAGGGACTGGATGCAGGGCTCCGGCAGATTGCAAAACGGGCCCACACCGCGGCACGGGAGGAAGTCTTGGCCGAGGCCCCGCGGGCAGTCATCGCCACCGCCCTGACCCTGGCAGCGCCGGCGCGCCCTGATCTCACCGAGGCCCGGCGCCTTAATCCGGAACAGCGGGCCCAAGTCGAAGCACAACTATTCCCGGCGCTTGACCATGACGAAACCACCGCAATCATCACGCGCCCAACCAACGGTTTGACCTGGCAAGCCCGCATCGCGGCCCAAAGCGCCTTGGCGCCACCGGAGCAATTGGCCAACATCGTCATCCAAGGAATTAGCCAAGGGCAAACAATCCAAGCCATGGCGCGGACTATGCTGCCGGCGGTGCAGGGTGTTAGAACATCGGCGCGGAGGGTGGCACGAACCGAGGGAATGCGGGTGGCGCATGAAGCCCGGATGGATTGCTACAGCGGCCTTGGGGACCTAGTGGCAGGCTACCAAATCCATGCCACCATGGACTGGAGGGTAAGGCCTCATCACGCGGCACGCAACGGGACGGTGTACTATGTGCGACCCAAGCCGGGGCAACAATCCACGACGCATATGCCGAGGCCCCCGCTTGAAGAAGATGGCACGGTGGCGCACAATTGCCGGTGTTATCTTACGCCGGTATTGGACGTGGACCCGGACATTGAAAACAACCCTGCGGCGCGGGCCCTGTTCACCGATAATGATCACAAATTGGTCCAAGATCCAAACGTCTATTCGGATTGGTTTGCCAACGCTTCGGACCAAGAGCGCCGGTGGGCAGTCGGGGCGCGGCGCCTATCCGTAATCACGGCAGGCCTTCCAGCCGGGCAGGCGCCGACGTGGGCGCATTTTATCGACCCGACCACCGGGCAGCTTCTGCAATTGGAGCGCCTGACAGCCGAGACGCCGGCACGGCGTGAAGCCCGGATGGCTCGGGTAGCGGAAGTCCTGGCGGAGCGGGAACGATTGGCCCGGCAGGTGCAACGGTTTGGATACTTGACCGCGGAGGACGGAGGCGAACCGTTACCGGTGCAAGACCTCACCCCGCCGGCGCCCCACCCGTACACGTCACCGGAAAGCCCAACGCCGGAAGCGCCAGAGCCCTTGCCACTACCGGCGCCGGTGGAGCAAGACAGGATTGACGCCGAGCAAGAGAAGTTCAGCCGCGAGGCAGGCAAGGGCGAAGCTTTCCGCGGCGAGGCAGTCAAGGCCGACCCGACGGAGTACATCCCCTTCCGATGGGAGGCGACTAGGTTCCCGTTCAAGCTTGAAGGACCCACCGGCGTGGCAGTATCGCATGAGGTTTACAAGCCTGTTTTGCGACCCGGCGGGAAGCTTGAGAAGGACTCAGATTCATCATTGAAAAGAGAATGGCAAGAGCTCATGGAGAAAGACAAGCTCACCATGGCGGACCTTCAGTACGCCGAAGAAAAAACAACGCTCACGGCATCTCCAGACGGCACCCGGGTTCTATTGGCAACACCGGAACAGGCAGCCAAGGCCATGGGGTTAAAGCCTGCAAAGGTGCGCGAGTATGACCAGATTGCCGCGGCAACGTGGCGCATTCAATTTGGCAAAGAGATCTTGGCATCATGGCAAGAGAAGGCGGACCAAGCCGAAGAAATTTGGCGCCAGACTCGAGAGATGGAAGGCCCACCGCCAACACGACACCCCGAAGGAGACCAAGGCAATAACCGAGCGTGGGTGGTTGATGGAATTGTTTTCCGCGTGTACGACGAATCCGAACAGCCGAAATTGACCCGCGGTGTGAAGACGGCAGCGCTCAGCCTATGGCGCGATAAGCAAGCCGAAACACTGCGATGGGCGGTAAACATACCGATTGACCACCGGGCCTGGAAGAAAGAAATCAAAGCCGTGGCGGATCAGGTGGAGAGCCTAGAAAAGAAACTGCGCGGGAAGGTGGACCGATTTGGCGCGGCGCTTGACGTGATGACGCCGACAGGCCCACAAGTGACGGCGCCGGCGCCACCACCGCCACAAGTAAACGTGGTACGGGGCGAAGCCGAGCCAATGCCAGACGGCGCCGACGATATAGCGATGGACAGGTACGGCGAGGTTGTCAACCTGGCGCAACGAGCATTTGGCAAGGGAGCCAAAAGCTTGCCATTGTTCAACGCGCTAGGAGAGCTTAGCGGCGAACAAATGGCCAAGGTGGCGCTACACGTAGGCATCGACCCGGCAACGCTTCCCGAGGTTTTGGTAGGCACCGGCAAGCGCCGAGACTATTTATATGCGCAGATTATTAAGCGCCAATCAGTTGAAAAAATGATTGACGTTGAAGCCATTGCCAGCGGTGTGGACCCGGTGGCGCTCCAAGCCTTTGCCGAACAGGGCTGGAAACATGAGATGGAGCGCTACAACGCCGAGAAGGAAGTCATGGCGGAGATGCGCAAAAACTGGAAATTCTATTCTCGGGAATTCGACCCCAAAACCGGCAAGAAAGAGTCGCGGCCTTGGCCGGCGCGCAATTCGCCGGTGTGGGATGATCACACCAACTTCCCGTTTTACGATGAAATCGTCCAGACTATGCGCACGGGGTATGAATGGTCTGGTTTGTTGTTTGGCAACCCGGAAGAAGATTTATCAGCGGCGGCGGGCGAAAACGTTAAGTCATCGGACCCGAATTACGTTTTGTGGGATATCCTGATGAGGAGTCAGGCCGGAGAAATCAAGAAGCCCGACAAGCTCAGTTTCTTCAAAGATCAAATCTATTTAGTGCGAGACGATCCAAGCTTTGCCTACGACCCCGAGCGCCCCGTGATTCCTGTTTCAACCGAGCCATTCAATTGGGACGATGACGCGCCGGCACCGGCAGAACCACCGATGCAACCGGCGGAAGAACCGGAGCGAGTGTGGGACGATGAGGAAGGCGAATGGGTGACGGCGCCCACCGCGGTGGCAACACCGGACCCCGACCCGTGGGACGACGACCCATTCGCCCGCGGCGCGGTGGCGCCACCCCTGGAGGCGGAGCAGCCGGAGCCCGAAGAAGATGAACGCCGATGGGAAGATGAAGAAGGCGAAGCCAATTGGGAACCAGCCGGGGCAAGCCGCGGCGGCGATCCTTGGGACTTCCCAACGGAAACCGCGGCGGAACCCGCGGAAGATGAACGCCGATGGGATGACGAAGAGGAAGAAGGCGACGCCTACGGATACAATCCGTCGCCACAGGAAACCGTTGAACCGGAGCCAGCGCCGGAGCCCGAGCCGGTACCGGAACCGAGGCCAAAGAAGCTTCCAAAGTACATTCCCGCGGGCCGGTTGAAATCCGATGCGCAAGTGGTGTTCCCGGCACCGATAACGGGCAACACCGGCGCCGAACTGGTTTCGTATGAGTGGGCCTATCAAGTCGAAGACGTGCAGACAGCCGATGACGTGGTAGCAAAGAAGGTGAGCAATTGGGACCGCGCAGACGTGAGCGACGAAACCGGCAGACTGATTGTTCACAAATTCGAGGTTCGAGGCGCCGATGGAACGCTCAGGCTGGTAAGCCTAGAAACCGCGGCGCGCCTGCTCGGGTACACTCCCGGACAAGCTCAAGACATTGCGAACATTGCCACCACCGCCAAGACATATGCGAAAATGCAAATGGCAATCAGTGTGCTTGATGCGGCAATTAAAGAAACAGCAGAGATCAAGGCGGAAGTGGATGCGATGGAGCCACCGCCGGTTATTGAAGTGAGCAGAACAAGCCCAACTACTAGGAAGTGGATGATAGGCGACGTTGAGATGGGGGAACGGTTTGGCATAATGGCCGGCGACCACCCGTATGAAATCGGCGAACCAATACCGGCGGAACTGGTCAAGCGCGGGCAAGACCTTTGGCGAGATGCGCAGCTCGCGCGCAGAAAAAAAGAATCAGGGTATGAAAGCTATGAGGCGTTTGGTTTTCGGCGAAGTGAATTAGAGAAACGAGCGAAGAAACTAAAGCTAAAACTGGACATAGCAATCCGGAAGGCCGGAGAAAAAAAACGACTAGAAGAGGCAGTCAGATTGGAGCGCCGAGCGCTTCGGGCAGGGATCGCACTGGGCGAAGCTTTTGGACCCATACGGCACCGATGTTTATACTTGAACCCCATGAGACGCCCCATACACGAATCTGTTTTGAGTGGTCGCGGCATCCGAGTCAATCGGGAAGCCGGCACCATTGCCAACGTGAAGATCTTGGGCCTTGTCAGCGAGAATGGGCGCCAGTACCTTCCCGCGGCAATTCAAGCGGCCAAGAAGCTTTACGAAGGCGTTCACGTAAACATTGACCACCCGAAGGACAGCCCTGACCAACAACGCAGCGCCTACGACAGATTCGGCAAGCTCACCCGCATTCGATGGGTGGAAGGCGAAGGCCTTTACGGGGACCTAGTGTACCTCAAAACCCACCCCATGGCGGAACGAATCTGCGAAGCGGCGGAGCGCATGCCAGACGCATTCGGCATGAGCCACAACGCCCAAGGCGAGGGCGAAGAAAATAAGGACGGGGTGTTTGTGGTCTCCAAGATTGTGGAGGTACGGCACGTGGACCTTGTGGCAGATCCGGCAACAACCAAGAGCCTAAGCGAGTCAAAAATGCTTGAAGCTAACGCGGGCCCCTTCGCCAACAATTGGCCCCTCGAACCAGAACCAAAAAGCGAAACACAGTACAAGATCAATAACAAGCGCTTTGATCAGCGGCACGTTTTCTTGACGAAAAACAAATGGGAACGCAAGGGCGACACATACGTAAACAAATGGAATCCCAAGGCGAAGCTAACCGGCAAGGAAGTGATGCTTCTGCCCGATGATTCGTGGGACGCATTAAAAGGGAAAATCACATCCGGATATATGGAAGCTACAGGAGCAACCAAGATGGACACAGTCGAAATCGTTTCGCAATTGAAAGACCTTCTCGACCAGCTGGCCATGAGCCTAGGCGGCGAAGAAGAGGTTCCTTCCGAGGAAGCCTACGACGGCGAGGAAGAGAAGCCGGCGATGGAAGCCGAAGACGAAGACAAGAAGGCCATGGATGACGAAGCCACCGAAGGCTACGACACCCCGGAAATGGACGAAGAGCCCGAAGAAAAGAAGAAGCCCGCGATGGAAGGCCTTCAGGCTAAGGCCATCCGCAACGCGCGCAAGCTATGCGAAGCGGTGGGCCTAAAGCCTTCCAAGGACCTGCTCCAAGACCTTGCAAACATGCCAAGGGAGACCGCGGCGCGACAAGTACAGCGCCTTGCATTGGCGCAAAAATCCAAAGCCCCCCGAAGCGGCAGCTATATGACGGAAGGACGCACCGGCAGCACTGACAACAGCGGCATTCCAACCGGGCCGGCTCTATTCACTTGGCTAGCCAACTAATCACAAACACAAGGGAGTCTCATCATGGCATTTGGTGGATCACGTTTCGTTCAGCCGACTATGACGCGCACCGTGGTATATGCGGCCAAAGGCGGCATTGCTATTGATATTGGCGACATCCTTTACCTCGACACCGGGGACGGATTCGCCAAGCCGTTAAGCTCCAAGGTGGCTTCCGGCACGGTCAACACCGATCAAGTGTTTGTCCACGACAACATTGTTGGCGTGGCCCGAAGCGCCAGGATTGCAGCACAAACCACCGACGGCACGGTCACGGTTGAAACCGACTGTATTTACGAGGCCGAATGCGCAAGCCAAACATGGGTAGCGGGAGCGCTTGTTACCGCGTTCAGCTCAGGCACCGCGGCAGCCGGCGCAATCCAAAACCAAAAGGTTGACACCACCGCCTTGACCACCGAGGCCATCGGCGTTGTAGTGGCCAACTACCCCAGCGCCACCACATCGGTACGGTGTCGCATTTACGGCAAAGCGGCCCGCCAAGTATTTTGATCAATAACCAAACCAACGGAGTGTAGCTATGAATCCTGTTAAGATCCGAAGTCTATTTGAATCTCGCTCAAAACAGAGCAACGGTAGGTGGCGCTTTCTCACCGAGATGAAGCAAGGCCTTGGCCTATGCGATGCCAACGGCAACGACCACAGGGATCTTGCAGGCAACCGCATTTTGAAAGAGCGCGCCCTTCGCCCCGAATCTTTCAGCCTCAGCGAGCTGGCCGAGGGAATCGTCGGGCCATCATGGCGCAGTTTGTTTGCGCCAGACAGCCAGGCCTTGAACCGCTACACTACAGCCCGGGCCTTGCTCGACACCGGCGACCCGCGGAACCTGCTTGAAAACACCGGCGTGGGTATCGACCCAACCGCGTTCTTGAATATCAACACGTTTACTTCGGTAGTGGGTGGGCTTGTCGAGGTAAAAATCCTCGAGGCTTTTAGCAACCCATCTTTGATCGCCGACAAATTGATGCCCGCGGAGCCCACCAAGCTTAACGGACAGAAAATCATCGGCATCTCTCGCATTGGCGATAAGGCCAAGGAACGCAAACCTGGAGAGCCTCACCCGCGCGCGCAATTCGGCGAGAAATGGGTACAAACCCCTGAAACCGCAGAGTTCGCCTTGGCGGTGGAAGTTTCCAAGGAAGCCGTCTTCTATGACCTTTCCGGGCAGGTTCTTCAATCCGCGGCGGCGGTGGGCGATGAAATCGCATACAGAAAAGAGCTTCGAGTTATTGACCTCTTCATTGGCGCCACCAACTCATTCAATTGGAGCGGCACCGCTTACAACACGTATCAGACGAGCCGAACCCTTGGCTACCTGAACGACCTTTCCAACCCGCTTACGGACTGGACGGCTATTCAAGCGGCCATGATGCTGTTCATGCGGCAGGAAGACCCGGCAACCGGCAAGCGTATTTTGACCAAGCCGGATACGATTGTTGTGAATCCGGCGCGCATCGCAACGGCCAATTTGATTATGGCAGCAACCAGCACCGAGCGCAGAACCGGCGCCGGCGCAACAACCCCACAGACAACGAGCAACCCCTTGAACGTATCAGTGAGCCCCGGCGCACCGTATACGGGCATGGAAATCATCACTTCCCCATTGCTTGAACAGCGCTGTATTGCAGCCGACGGTTTGAACATCTCCCAGGCCAACGCCGACGAGTATTGGTGGGCCTTCGAGAGTGGCAAGGCCTTCCGTTATATGCAGAACTACCCGCTCAGCGTCAGCCAAGCGGCGCCGAATCAGTACGAAATGCTGGACCGCGGTATCGTGGCGGCATACTTCGCCAACGAGAGAGGCGTACCTTCGGTATGGTCACCATGGCACATCGTCAGGAATAAGAACTAATGAGCGCAGTACCGAAGCCAACCAAGCAAGCACCGGCGGCAGAAGCGGCCCCGGTGCTTCGCATTTACGAAGTCTCGGGACAGTTTACCCCGCGACGCTTGGTGGAAGCTTTCAACACCGTAGACGCCAAGCGGCGCTATTGCGATATGTACAGTCTCGCTCATTCGCGCCCCCTCGTGGTAGTGGAGCCAGACCATGCCAACACCGGCGGATGACATCGGCGCGGCCATTGCAAATGTGGCGGCGCAGATCCGAGAAATAACAACCCAGCCCAAGCCCGATTATTCGGTGGGTGGCCAGTCGATATCGTGGGGAAGCTACCTTTCCATGCTCACCGAGCAGCTTCAGAAGCTGCAGGCGGCACAGCAAGCATTAGCGGGCCCGTTCCAGAAGGTTACACGGATGCGGCCCATATGAAAACGGCCATCATCGACACCTCCACAAGCGGCAATAACGTGATCTTGTCGGGCATTCCCGGCAAGAGGTTTCGCGTCTATGCTTATATTCTGTTTTCGGCAAGCAACAATTATTTCATATGGAAGTCTGGTTCCACCGCATTAAGCGGACAGATGCACATGGGAGCCAGTAGCAGCGCGGCAATTCACCTCGGCGACAATTGGCCCTCGGGTGGAATGCCGGTGCTTCAAACCGGCGTCGGCGAAGATTTAATTCTATACTCCAATGGCGCCCATATCGTCGGCGGGCATCTTACCTATGGGGAGGTTTTAGCGTGAACCTTTCCATCGGCGTGGCCCAAGCCTTCGCGGCGCTCACCGGACCTGGCGGCAGGCCCACAGAAGAGATGGACCAACGGCAGGCTAGTAAGCTGGCTCGCGCCGCGGTTTACCTTATGAGTCAACACCAGCGGCGCCTTAACAAGCCGGCGCCGGCAGTGCGAGCCAACGGCAGGGTACGCTATACCGGCGCCTCACGGCCCGGAGAGTACCCAAACAAGCGCACCGGCTTTCTTCAAGCCAACGTAACATTCGCCCCGACAGACATCGCGGGCATTATTGCGGCGGGCAGGGTGCGCGTAGGACTCCGGCGGAATGCTTTCTATGGTGCGGTGCTTGAGGTGCGATACCGGCGCCTTGGGCTCAAAGATACATTGCAAGACCTGCTCCCACAGCTTCAAGCCATTACCGGGCAGGGGCTACAATACCAGGTAACAGATTCTTTCATTAACTAGGGGGTTTTGACATGGCAAGCCTGATTTACAACTCATGCCTCGATGACACGGTTAAGGGGTCAATTGATTTTGATACCGACACCTTCAAGATGATTCTTGTAACGTCTAGTTACACCGCGGCCAAGACTCACGCCAAGCGCTCAGACGTTACCAACGAGGTTTCCGGTACCGGCTACACCACCGGCGGCAACGCGGCGGCGGCAACCTGCACCAAGGACAACACAAACAACCGCGAAGATATTACATTCGCCATCACCTCATGGACTACGGCGACCATTACAGCCCGCGCCGGTGTGATTTACAAGAGCCGCGGCGGCCTTGCAAGCGCCGATGAACTGGTGGCGTATGTGGATTTTGGCACCGATGTGACCAGCACCGCCGGCACGTTTTCGGTGACGATCTCAAGCCCGCTACGCTTCCAGAACTAATAACCTGGAGCGCGTTTCATGGCGCTTACCCATCATTACCTATTTGATACATCTACGGGGTTCAATGATTCTATCGGATCAGCGAACCTCACTCCCGTTTTGGGTAGTATCGGGGCTTCTGGAAAAATCAATCAATGTTGCGATTGGACCCTTAGCGGCGGATCAGCGGCGGCGACGGCAACGGGAGGATTGCCGGGAAGTGGCAGCGCTTTTTCAATAGCGTTTTGGCTGAAGACTTCTTCTTCATCTTCGTTTGTGGGCACATTTATTTACAACAGCTCGACGGGTTTTCAAATTGGTTTTGACGCAGCAGTCGGCAACTTTTTAATTGCTAAATTTAGTTCAATGTCTTTTAGTTATGAAATCAGCGACCCAGTCTCTGTGACTTTTAGTAATTTCAACCATTTTGTAGTTACTTATGACGGAGCCGGAACATGGAAGAGCTATTCCAACGGTAGCTTGATTGGCACTACAGCAGTATTTGGGGCGCCGCAAACAAGCGGAGCCTATATGGTGGGCCCGGGCTGGAATACAACTTCTTCAATGGACGACTTGAGGATTTATGATACTGCTATTAATGCAACAGAAGTCGCGTTTATTTACAACAGCGGAGCAGGTACTCAGGCGGTAAGCGGCGGAACTGCTGGATCGGCAACCGGCGCCGGCGCAACCGTCACAATGTCAGCCCCAGCCGGGGCGGCAACCGTTTCAACCAATGGATCAGCGACGGGTGCAGGCGCCACAGTCACGATGACGGCGCCGGCGGGCACGGTGGCAACGTCTTGGATTACCGAACCCATACCAAGCGTTACCATGGTGCCACCCGAGGGCCGGGTGCAGATCGGCGCCGAAACTATCGGGCCAACCATCCTGGTAACGATACCGCCGGCAGGCCTAGGCGCCGGCGGCGGATCGGCTAGCGGAACGGGGCAAACCGTCACGCTATCAGCGCCGGCAGGAGCTGCAACCGGCGGAGCGGCAGGCACCGGCACCATCGGCACGGTGGCACTATCGGCGCCGGCAGGATCGGCGACAGGATCGGCGCCAGCCAGTGGAGCGCCTGGCACCGTACCGGTAACGGCACCTACTGGCGGCGCAACCGGAACGGCAGCTATAGCGGCAGGCCTGGCAACCGTCACGGTGACGACTACCGCCGGAAGCGCAATTGGCACCGCGGCGGCAGGTGGAGCGCTTGCAACCATAGCGGTAAGCACTACCGCCGGAAGTGCAGGCGGAACAGCAGCAGCCACCGGCGCCGGGCAAGCCGTGGCGGTATCGGCACTCGCCGGCACCCTGACAGCTTCGGCGACAACAGCCGGAAGCCTGGCAGCCATCACGGTGGCGGCGCCCACAGCAACCGAGACAGGCGGCGCAACGGCAAGCCCGGCAGGCGTGACGGTAACGGTAGCGGCGCCGGCAGGTGGATCAATCGGCACGGCAACCGGCACCGGTGCAATAAGCACCGCAACCATGACGGCACCCGGCGGAGCGGCGCGGGTATCGGTGGCGACAGCCGGAAGCCTTCCAACGGTGGCTATGACGGCGGCGGTGGGAGCTGCAACCGGCACGGCATTGACAACCGGCGGCGGCGCAGCGGTGGCCATGACGGCACCGGCAGGCGTGGCGCAAGCCTCAGTGGTTGCAGCCGGCGCACCTGGCACGGTGACCATGACGGCAACCGCCGGCAGCGCAACCGGCACCCTCACGGCGCCCCTTGCCACCATCACCATGGTGGCACCTACCGGCACGGCCTTGGCTATTGTTGGCGGAACCGGCGCCCTTGGAACGGTGACCATGACGGCACCCGGCGCCGGCACCATAACGGCCAGCGCCACCGGCAACCCTTCCGGGGTAACGGTGTCGGTTATTGCTCCGGCGGCACGGGTGGCACCGATCACAACTGGCGGCGGTACTAGCGTCTCAACGTATGACCTACGAAGGGCGGGTACTAATCTATGATGACCTACTATGTGGGCGACGTGGTACGGATGGAAACCGTATTCAAGAACCGAGACGGAAGCCTTACCGATCCCGCGGTGACCCTTACCATTGAACCGCCCACCGCGGCAACCATTACGCTTACCGGCGCCAGTGTCACCCGAGTTTCGGTGGGCGTGTACCGGTACGACTACACCACCACCGAGCCCGGCGCGGTTATGTATACGTGGGCCGGCACCGGCGCGGCCTTCGGCTCTAGGCTTGGAACCTTCCGGGTTGAAACCGCGGCGCCGGCGCGCCTGTTTCAATGGTCCCCCGCCGGCGATCATATGGTAGTGGATAACCTCGAGATAGTGACCCTAATTCAGCGCGACGGCGCCACCATTCGCATACCGCGGGCCCTTCGCCTACCTGGCACGGTGGACCTAGCAGACGCCGGCAGTTTGGCAGCATACGGCAACGCTACCCAGTGGATCATATGGGGCGCAGATTGTCCGGTGGCGCCACAAACCAACGGCGCCCTTGTCGATGTATACGGCAACCGGTTTAGGATCAATCGGGTTTCGCATACAGTGCACTCCAACTGCTGGGAAGTCGAAACAACAGCCGACGCGGGGGAAACGTTTTGAGCAAGTTCAGCGACATACTTGGCGCGGTTAAATCAGCCTTGGCAACCGCCGGGGTGCCGGTAGTAGTGCGCAAGCGAGCCATCTTTCTAGAAGGCGACAAGCTTCCGTTGATTGTGGTCTCACCGGGCCGGGAGTCAGTAAGCATTGAAACGTTTGGCGGGAATGTGAATTACGATTACACGGTGAACGTTACCATGGTGCAGGCCGGAAACCGCATTCATGAACCCGACGTGGTGGCGTGGCTAGATTTGCGGGAGAATGTGCGGAATGCCTTGTACAAGGTGGCGCTTGCAGGCGTGGCAAGCGTGTTTGATACAATGATTGAGACATCGCCAGCCTTGGAGGTAGTCTCGGGCAGCGTGAACAATTACGACGTTTCAGGAATGACCATGACCTACCGCAGCCTTGAGGCGCGGGCAAGCTAAGGGGGGATATCATGCCGGTGACGAGTACCAGTTTCGCGCATGGGAAAACAGGCAGTGTACTGGTGAACGGCGCTTCGCAGCCCCTCACCGATTGGAGCGTGGACTTCAAATCAGACGCGGTGGAAGTTACCAACTTCCTTTCCGAAGGCGTCACGGAAAACGTGGCCGGCATTGCATCGGCAGACGTTTCAGCCAGTGGACCCTATGACGGCACCGCCGGCGCTTCACCCGGGCAGGATGTGACGTTTTTCCTCGGCGTGGGCGGCGCCGGCTTCACGGTCAAGGCCCGAATTACGTCAGTCAAGGTTGATCTATCGGTGAAAGATGTTGCCAAAGTTTCTTACAGCGCGACTAGCAACGGCATCTTCTCCGCGAGCCCCTGATGCCAGTCTTACCGGGAAAAACCGGGTTTATTTCAGTGGCGGGAGCCAGGCTCCCGTTCACGTCGTGGTCAATTAAATTGCAGAATGAAATTGAAGACGTTACCAACGCGGTGGAAGGCGCAACGATTGTGAGCCTTCCAAACATCTCGTCAATTGACATAACAGCCGAGGGATTTTGGCCCGGCACCCTCGGGATTCGGGAAGGCACCGTGTACACGTTTGGATTCGGCGCAACTAGCGCCGGGCCCGTGTTTGCCATTACCGCTATGGTGCGAGACCTTACAATCACTCAGGACGTGCGCGGGGTGGCCAAGTTTGCCATCACGGCACAGAGCACCGGCAACTTCATAATCTTATTCTAGGTGGCGCAGTGGCAACAATCTCCGAAGCACTTGGAGCGCATGCGGCGCCGCGGGAAATCAGCCTTGGCGGCAGGCTCTACCGGTTTGGCTTAATCACCCAACGCGTGAAATCAGAATACGAGCGCTTTCTTACCGGCGCGGCCATGCAAGCCATCACAGACTTCCGCGAAGTCTTGGGCGAGGACGGTTATTCTAAGAGCCTTGACGGAATCCGGCGCGACATCGCCTCCGGTGTGTTCAGTTGGAACGGCCCAACGTTTGCGGCAAGCCTTGGGACAGTCCGCGGGGTATCTCAGCTATTGGCGAGCGTATCATTCGACGTGCAAGCCGGCAGGCCCTGCACAGCCGATGAAATCGTGAACCTTACCGTTGAGCACGACGTGGAATTGAAGCACCTCTTCCAAACAATCCTAGAAGAGAGTTTCCCGCAAAAAAAAACGATGAAGGCGCCACCGGTGGAGAGCCAACAGGCCCAGCCATCCCGCCCAACGCGTGGGCGCTCTACGCCAACCTCACCGGCGAACCGTACCAACTCACGTTTGCCCAGATCGCAGAACTAACCGACAGGCAGATAATAGAATGCTATTATCGACCTCGAGACAAGGAAGGCACCCCGCTACCGGTACCGGTGGAGCATGAGGAAGCGGTGCTGACACCGGCGCAACAATTGGAGCGAGAACGGCTAGAATACTTCGCAATGGGAATTAGTCTAGGAATCAATCAGGCCCAGCTTGAGGCGGCCTGGCAGAAGAAAACGGGGGGCAACCATGGCGGCCAGCATTGACATGACGGCGGCAGGTGGGCCCGGTGGCGGCGCCGGCGGCCTTGGCGAGTTAATCACAGCCCTGGCGCGGTATTCGTCAGCCCTTGAAACCATTGCCGGGAGTATGCCCGATGCCACAACAGGCCCGGCGGCAGACACCGCGGATACGGGACGTGAGACCATGGCGGCGCCCGAAGCCGGCGGTGGTCTGTTTGCGTCAGTGGGCGAGTTTTTCAAGCGTCAAGCCCCCATGGCAACGGCAATGGTGGCATGGTTGAAGAAGAAACCGCCGGCAACACCAACGCCGGAACAATCAGCCAAACCCGTAGTGGAAGCAATCAAAGAACAGGAAGCGCCAACCGCGGCAGGAGCGGCAGACGCAACAGGCGCCCCAACCGTAGTCATCGACCCAGCGCTACAGGCGGCAATTGACGCCAACACCGCGGCGCAATTGGGGCTAGAAGAAGGTTTAGCCAAGCGCCAAGCGGCGGAGGCAACCGAAGCCGAAGCCATGGCGCAAGCCCTTCAGACGCCCACCCAAGCAATGGCCGACGCGCTTGACAGTGCGCGCAAGGCAACGGCGGCGGCGGCGGCAGAATATCAGGCGGCAGTTCAGGCGGCAGCAGACGCAGATCAAGACCTGGCGGAAGCGCAAAAGGCAGCCAGCGCCAAGGCCTTGGCCCAGCGTAAGGTAGACGCCAAGGCGGAACACGACGCAGCTATGAAGGCCATGGCGACACCCAAGGCAAAGGCGCCCGGCAGCCCAAGCCAAACACTGGCAACACCAGCGGCACCGGGAGCAGCTCCGGCAGGTGGGGCAATGACCAAGGCCGGCGGAGCAATAGCCAAGGCCGGCGGCGCGGCAGTCGGTGCAGCTACCGGCGGCATTGCAGCCGGGGCGGCGGCATTGGCGGCGGCGCCCGTGGCATTCTTCGAAATGGTGCAAGGCCTGGCGGGGAAGATTGGCTCATTCGTTGACGCGGTGAACCCGGGAATCATGGTGCAGCTGGATATGGCAACGCGGGACCTTACCGCGGTTATCGGCACAGCCCTGGCGCCCATCATGCAAGCTATCGTTCCAATTATCAAAGACCTTGCTTCCGCATTCTTGCCAGTAGCGCGAGCCGTGGCCGATGCGTTTGGCAGCATTATCCAATCGCTTGGGCCAGCTATTGACGGAATAACGGAAGTATTTTTTATTGCAGCAGAAACCTGGATGCCCATTATAGAAATGATAGCTGACATATTTACAACCATCGCCCCGATATTTACAGCCCTGGCGGCGGTGGCCAAGGCGATTTGGCTAGCATTTGGAACGCTGGTAACGGCGCTTGTTGGCATTATGCGAGACCTATTCGGTTTCAATGTGGGTGACGCGCTGAAAGACTTCGCCGAAGGCGTGCAAGTGGCAATGAATAACCTCGTGGCGGTATTGGTGCGCGGCATTGCAAGCCTCATGAAATTCTTTGGGTTCACGTCGGCGCTTTCCAATCTCACCAAGTTTTTCAAGGGGCTAGCGGCGCCGAAGGCAAGCGCCGAAGGGATCGCGGCGGCGCAGAATGCACAGGTAAAGAGCATTGAGTCGGTGGGCAGGGATGCGGCACTGGCCGCGGTTATTGCGTCGGTGGTTCCTGGTGGCAAGGCCGGCAAGAAGCCGGAAGAATTCTACGCGGACATGGTGGCGGAGCTGGAAGGCATCGGCGGCAACGGCACGGACTTGGTAGCGGCAATCAATGCCCTTCCGGCTAAGATCGCCAGCAGCGTGGCAAGCCTGATTCCCAAGCCGGTAAAATCAGCGGTGCAGGCGGTAGGCTCCAGCATTGCGACGGCATACGATTACACAATTGGCGCAGTGGGCCGCGGTATTGGTTCGGCAGCCGGCGCCCTCATTTACGGGAGCTAATCCATGGCGTTTGAATTCGTGGAAAGCCTCCGGCAGGTAGCAAGCAGCAATCACAACATGGGTGGAAGTAAGGCCACCATGGTGGGGTTTGTTGATCCAGCCAAGTATGATTTACCCGATGTGATTACAGAAATAATCGGAAGCTCTACCCCCAAGGGCAACGGCGCCTTGATTCGGGTGCTACCATTGGCCCACCCTTTATTCCCTTGGTTATTTGCCGAAAACGTCGCTCTTTCTGGTGTGAGTTTTGATTCAAACGGAACCACTTCTGGAATTTACACAAACCCACTAGAAGCGCCGGCGCTTCCAACGTTTGCCAAGTATTTATTATACCGGTGTGAAATAACATTTGCGCCAAGGCCTTACACTCTTTTGCAGGATGCCGAAATTGAAGTTGGCAAGATGGACTGGATTGACGACAACGGCAAGGCGCAGAATAGCATATGGGCGAAGGAATGGGACCGGTTTGTTGATTACGACGAAGTGCCTTCCGCGGAATTTATAACGGCGCAGCAAGGCCAGTTTAAGTTCCGCGCGGAAGGCGGCGCCGGCGCCAACAACCCCAACGGCGCCACCCTTCCCGGGCAGGTGCGAATAATTCAGCGCAAAACAGGTTTGAAGATATTTTGGTATCAAGTTCCGATTACATATTTGGAACCCAACAGCAGGCACTACGGATACATTTACGAAGCCTTGGGACATGTCAACCAGATTGATTGGAATACGTACGACCCGGGTACCCTTTTGTTTCAGGCAATGAGCTACCGGCGGTATGTGCCAGCCTATCCCGGATGGAAGGCCGGACTCGGCGGAGCCACGGGGGGGATTATTTCACCACTAAAGCTTGTCGATTTAGAAATGACCTTCAGCCGGTTTGACCCAGAGAAAGACCCGGCGCACCTCCCGCCGGTGGGAGTCGGCAACAACGTACCAGGTGGACACAATCTCCTTCCGTGGTTTGGCGCCGGTGGCCGGTACCATTACTACGTCGAGTCAACGCTTAATAAGAAGCCGATTTACCCTTCGTTCCCGTTCCAATTGTTGTTCAGCGACCCGGATGCCGTGTGATGATGAAACAAGAACCCACCAAGCTACCATTGCTCCGGGCAGGCGAAGGCGCGACGCTGTCGATGAACGGCAACGCAATTGAAATCGGCACCGCCGGCAGCAAGGCGATAGTGGGCCGAATCACCGGCAGCTACGGCACCAGCGAGAGCGGCAACACGATTTATATGTGGGAAGAAATGACGGTGGCGGGTACGGGGCAGGATTATGAATTGAAAGAGTTTGGAATCGTCGGCGACGGAGAAACCAACCAAGCTTTTGAGATGAACAACCTGGCGGCAGCAACCGGCAAGATTGTAAGACTTCGCATACGCGGCGCCGGAAGTGAGAACCGCGGGCAGATCAACTATGAGTTCGACATCGGCGGCGGCGGTAGTGGCTCCACCATTTCATCGGTTCAATGCGTGGGCAATATCCTATATGTGACCTACGAGTAGCACCATGGGCGAAGTCAAAACCTTTCAATGTTGGGACAGCAAGACCTCGACTTTCTACGGCGCCCTCGCGCGCCCTTATTCGTGCTGCGGCTGGAAAGCGCCACCGTCTAGCGTAAGTGGGTTGTGGCATTGTTCCGGCGGTATCTGCGGGACATTCCCGACAACACCAACGGCATTTACCCTACCGCTATCATCACCATGCGGGGACGTCTACAGCTACGTTTCCATTGGCCTACCATTTAGTTTCGCAACAACGCTCAGCCTTTGCACAGAACCTACCGGTGCAGTGGTGGGCAACGTCGGCGGCATTGGCCCCGGCATTTTCACACCGGCGGCTAGTGGTAACGGGTGCTCGTTTGTGGGTGGCGTTTATTATTTTACATTGGCGGGCACCCTTGTTCAAGGCGGCGCAACGTTACAGATAACCATCAATGCGGTGACAATTTGAACGGATTCAAAGGCGAATTGTTGGCCGGGAATTGTCTTAATCAAGTGGACGCCGGATCGGCGTTTCCGTCGGTTTCGCTCCATGTGCTTTTCTACACTACAGAAATAACGCAACCGATAGACTTTCAAACGGGGCTATGCAACAACAAGATGATTCTTCCGCATGATGCAGCGGGGAAAAATGCAATCCCGTATGGATCGGATACCGGACTCCCCAACGGGGTAACGTTTCGACAGAAGGTTAGATTCGACCTGGCAGACGTATCGAAGTGGCTTCCCGTGGTGACGGCACCCTACGGCATCCCGGCGTATACGGTGACGTATACGGGCCCGCGGTTCACGATGCCCAGCACCTACATCCGTTTAACCAAGCGCGACCAAGCCAACGATCCGTTCCTAGCAGCCGGCAACGTCTATTGGCAGGATGCAACCGACACGACATGGGGGGAGGACTGGCTCGGGAACCTTATGCCTGGCGGGTGGTGTTATAGCAACCGGCATGTGGCAGAACCTATGATGGCCGACTCGTTTTTTGAAGATTCGTTGTCAGACGTGAACCGAAGCAATACCGGAATACACGAAGACTTTACCCCATTTTGCGAAGCGCTTCCCGTGTACAACGAAGCCGGCGGACTGGAAGGAACCTATGACGGGCTAGCATGGATCGCGTTTTGGAATTTGGGAGCGGTTAAAAACCCGGTGAAGCCTCCCGACGATATGGTCTATATCGGGCCCCCGCCGGTGCCGAAGCTTGACCCGAAGCGGCAGATACTGGTATTGGAAGTGTGGATCTATCTAGCCAAGAATTCTAGCGGCAAGTTTTTGAAGAGTCCGCGGGTGGCGGCGCTTCGGTATTGGACCTACACCCGAATCATCGGCGGAATAACCACCCCGTGGGACCCTTACCTGTTTTTCGGCGCCGGCGCTTCGGTGGGCGGGAGTGTGGCGGTACCGATTAAATTCCCACTATTGCAGAACGCCAACAATCCGGAGCAACTCACGGAGCAGGTGGCGTACCTTTCGCTTTCCAATCTCAAGTTTTTTATTGGTGCTTAATGCCGTTTGAAATTGGAACCATCAACCTAATACCGCCGGAAGGCGAAGCCCGCGGGAACCACCGCTTTGCGGTGGCGCAGTATATTTGCGCGCCAAGCACGGCAGGGTATTCGGTGCCGATCACGTTTGATTGTGCGCTAGCGTGTACCGCTATCGGGTGGCCGATGCAAATGGGAATACTCTACCTGACCTTCGCGCGCGACCCGTCTACGTGCCCTTCCGTGGGTACTGGCCCTTCCCGATACATTCCCCAGCCGGTGACGATGGGCCTCGGGTGTTTGCCACAGACGCCGGTACCGGAAGGCATTTGGCAGGGCGAAGCAAACCTATCGACCATCCTGATTGCAGGCACTCCAAGTTATGGCATGAGCTGGCGCTTCCGAGCCACCATGGTGGTGAATGCAGACGCAAGCCTCGGGCTATCGGTGACCATGGAACGCCTTGTTCCGGCGGTAGAATTCACGCCGCCCCCGGCGGATGGAAGCAACACCTACGTAACATGCGGAACGTTTGGCGTTACGCTTAACAGGATCTTGGACCCGCTAGCGGACCCCCTTGACAGGAATACAACGTGGGTAATGGGCCACCCCGACCCGATACCGTTCACACCTTCCGGCGGCTATTGCGAAACAGACATACGCTCAGCGACGGCAACCATTCAGCTTATGCCCTATCGGCTAGGCTGCAACGGCAAGGCGGAGAATGGCCCCTTGTCAGATTGCAGCATGGACACCGGAAAGCGCACCTATTCTTGTTTGGCGGCGCTGGTCAAGCCCGCGGTGGCCGGAACCTTCAGGCCCCAGTGGAGCCAGCTCGGAGTAAACCACCCCGGTGGCCGGATGGGGTGTTTTAAGGGAAACAATTCGGGCACCGGATTGCTTCCACCGGTGGCGGCAAACCTCAGCCCAACGCCGATATACCCAAGCCTGGCAGACCTTCTCAACACCGGATGTGGCGGCGAAGACCCGGTGAACGGCGCCGAGAAACAGCAGATACAATACACTTCGGTGGCCGGCTTCGATCTAGTCGTTAAATCCGTGGCCAAGGGCGGGCCATGCGTGGCCATTCGGATTCCCGGCGGCGCGTGGACCGTCGGCACCTATACGCTTGACCTAGGCGTGCTGGCCGATAGCGGGCATTGGGTAGCGACGGTGACGTTTGGCGGCGTGGCAGGTGACCCGGTAGTGATTTTATATGGGCTAGAATTCCCTTCCGGCGTCACCGCGGAATGTGTGGACAATGCAATAACACCCTCGGCCATGGTGGCACCCATGGAGCCAGCGGCAACGTATCAGGCGGAACGACTGGCAATCATCGAGCGGATGAAAACCCGGGCCGCTACCGCATGCGTGCACCTTGGAATGTTAATCGACCCCAAGCCGGCGTGCGGGTGTTCGGCGCTCCACTCGTGCACCATTCACGGGGAGTGCGTGCGGTTTGGCGCGCAAGGCAGCCGGTTCAAGTCGTGTTCGGATTGCAGCGAATACCGGCAACCATGATATGATGGGCCCCAAACCTTCGGAGTGCGCGCAGATGGACCCGACATGGATTCAAGCCGTTGGATTGCCTACGGCGGCGCTTGTGGCTATCGGCTATGGCATCTGGTCTACTTCGCAATGGATCGCGCAACACCTTATCATCCCCATTCGGGACAGGCACTTTGAGTTCTTGCACAGCCTAAGCCAAACCCTTGAAACAATCGCAACAACACAGGAACACATGGCGCGGGAAATTACCGAGCTGGCCCGTTCCAACACCGAAATCTCGCGCATGAATGGGGCGAAAC